ATGTTTATGAAATTAAAAATAAGAGAAGTCAGAAAAAAAAGAAATTTAACGCAGATTGAATTAGCAAAATTGACCGGGATAAGCAAATCATCTATTAGCCGATATGAACGTGAAGATCTCTGGCCGGATATGCTGGAAATGGAATGGATTGCTTTAGCAATGGATGTTAAAATTACAGATCTATTTGATTCAGAAGTCAAGTAAAATTCGTAAAAACGTAATAAAATTCCCATATATGGGAATTATGCTGTTTTCCCTTTTTTTATTGTGTTTTTAGACATATAATTAATTTATGGATAGCAAGGAGAGGGAGGAGTTATGGAAGAAAGAAATAAAATTTATAACAAAAAAAGCAGAATAAATACAAGGGGGAAACAAGATATAATAAAAACAATTTTATATTATCTAGAAAGAATGAATCAAGAAGATTTAGATAAGATGCTAGATTATTTAAATTATTTAATATTGAACTAAAAGGACGATGATCTGATTAATCACCGTCCTTTTTTATTGGGTCAAACAATTCCATTATTATGTCTCTTTTTTCTTCGGGCATACTTACAAATTTTTTCACCAACTCTTTAGCATTTTCACTTAAATTATAAGTTTCGGCTAAATCATCTAGTATTGTTTTTGGAAATTCGGAGATAGGATTTCCTATGCCTTCTAATAACCAAATATAATTTATTCCGAATAATCTACAATACAATTTAAATAATGGTTCTTTTTGCTGAGGATTTTTTAATCTATCTTGCTCGATATTTGCAATTACATCCCTATTAACACCTAGCTTTTCACCAACCCCAGCTTGAGACAGACCTAATTTTTTTCTCGATTCTTTAAATCTAGCTCCTACGCTGTTCAATTTATCACCTCCTTGACCATATGATAGCATAAGAATATGAGTATATCAACACATTTATTTTATTTATAAAACAAACGAAAGAGTTGACAACTCGTTAAAGTGGTGATATTATGAGTTTGTGAACTCGATAGGAGGTGATAAAATGAGTGAAAAACACAAATGTATGACTTGGGAAGAATTAAAAAAGGAAATTGAAAAAACAAGTTATTTTGTAAAACAAGTTAGTAAACTCAACGATAATGAACTTGAAATTATAAATGCAATAGTCACAGGTATGAATATTCAAAAATCATTAAGTAATGTTGATTCTGTTTAAATGGAGAGGAGTGGTAGAAAATGAATCAATTACAAATTGTTGAACATGAAGGAATCAGAGTTTTAACAACTCGTCAATTAGCTGAAGTTTATGAAACTAATGAAAATAGCATAAAAAATAATTTCATTAACAATAAGGACAGATTTATTGAGGGTAGAGATTTTTATTTATTAAAAGGCAATGAATTAAAAGAGTTCAAGAACTACGTCAATGATATTGACCTAGTCAATCCAAGAGCCCCGCATCTATATCTATGGACCGAACGTGGAGCAAATCGTCATAGTAAGATTTTAGACACTGATCAAGCGTGGAAACAGTTTGATGTATTAGAGGAAACTTATTTCAAAGCAAAAAGCATGTCAGCAATGCAGTTGTTGAAATTACAAAATCAGGCATTAGTTGAAGTTGATGAAAAAGTTGAACACATCGACAGTCGCGTAACTAATCTAGAAAACACAACTACTGTAGACAGTAGAAAGCAGTACACGCTAAGAAAAATTGCAAGTGCGACAGCAGTTAGAGTTTTAGGCGGTAAAGACAGCCAAGCGTATTTAGAGCTCCATCATAAAGTGTTCTGTCAACTTTGGAGAGATTATAAAGATTATTTCAAGATTCCAAGCTACAGGGATACCCTAAAGATAGACTTCGAAAAGGCAAAAGAATATTTAAGCGGTTGGCGTCCTGATCACAACTTAGAGATAGAAATTTCAAGCGTGAATGAGGGGGCATAGTATGGATTGTATATTAGTTAGTATAACAATAAGTGTGACCATTTCTTATTTGATAACACATTTGTTATTGGTAAGGCATTTATTGGATATTGAAGATAAATTTCGCAAAACGTGTGATTTTACAATTAATGAGGTTAATAAATTAAAAATAAATCAAAAAGGAGGATATATATGAGACCTACAGCAATGCTTACATTCGAGCAGGTTAAGACAGATTTAGGAATTTCTACTAAACAGCTAAACATTTTTATTGATTTAGGCTTGCTTAATCCGATTTTTTTAGGAAAAGGTTGGAAATTTAGCCAAGAAGAAATCCTAGATTTTCAAAGGGAATATCGTGGCGAACGCATGAGTAATTATGTTGAAACAGTAACAGCACATGAAAAACACATGAAAAAAGCTGCTATGTCCAGTAGCAGCTAATCAATGAAACCACGTTAATTATAGACTATAAAAAGGAGTGTGTCAAAGAATATCGAAAATGGAAAAGTACATTAACAGACTGAATGCCAGAGGTTTTTATACAATCGTTTTAATTATTATTTTAGTAGGTTTTATAGCTGCGGGAGCTTCAGGTATCATTTTTGATTTTATCGTTAGGATAATAAAAAATATATAGGTTTTTAACAGTGTTTTTAGGGTACTGTTTTTATTTGCACCATTTTTAGGAAAAAGGAGGGATTTTATGGATAAAATCGAGGAAGAAATAAAAAAATACAAAGATGGATCTCTTGAAAAAGGGATAGGACTATATTTGCTTGAACGTGCTAAAGAGGATTTAACTTTAGCATCTAACTTAGCAAAAGAAAATAAATCTCTGAGCGAGTGTGCCGATTATATAACCGGGGAAGTTTATAAAAAAGCAGTCAATAACCGCTATTTTGGATGGGATAATGACGAACTGTATCAAATGGCTCTTCACTATTATCAGGAAGATGAAATAAAAATAAATAAACTTTCAGGAAATGTAAAAACAGTATCAGGTGTAGATAAGCAAAAGCAGGAAAGTAAAAAAACAGTTGAATCTAAGCCTAAAACCAAAAAAGTAAAGAAACCGGATATTCCAGAAGGGCAGATGAGTCTGTTTTAATGGAAAAGAAAATGGAAGAGAAACTGCTCTATGAACTTGAACATCACAGTTTTAGGAAATATTCCGAGAATTATTTTAAACAGTATTTCGCTACCCCTGAAGAAATCGGCAGATCTAAAAGAAAAAGAGTTGTTAATGCAAAAATAGTAAATATTTACAGTACATATAAAAAACGTTTGCTATGTCGCTCATTTTACATCATAGAGGGATTCGAAAACAAAGAATTCTACAGGTATATTTACGAAGTAAAAAGACAACTGGCAGGACTAAAACAGATGGTTACCAATAGAGTTTATGCATCATCTTTTGGTGGTATTTTAATCCTTACAGGTGACTGGTATAGAAACTACTTTACCTATACCGTTAATGTAAATGAAAATGAAATGCTCTGGGAAAAGAACAATGTAGACAGTTATATTTTTTATGACAACACAAAATATAAGGTCGTAGAACACAATGATTACAGGCATTTTCTAGACAGTTCGATTCATAAATACTGTGCATTTGAATTTACCGATTACAGGGTAGAGGAACTGTTTAAGTATTTAAAAAAATATGATGAGCATCCAAAACAGATTGAAATGTTGGCCAAGATGGGACTGCAGCATCTAATAAGAAATACATCTGGATTAAGATTTACCAAACCTATGCCACAATTTTTAGGGATAGATAAGAACGATATAGAATATTTAAGGCATTTAAAACTTCCTTTAACTGAATTTAGAAAAAATTTAGAGTGGATAAGGAAATATAAGATTAAACATATGCATGAATATATACTTTATAAAACGCTTATTGAATGTAACATAAACCCAACACAAAAGCTCTTTGACTATTTGAACAGGCAGTGTGAAACGATTAAAGAAAATCTATACGGTGCAACGGGCAGATATGTATCATATTCCATAAGCAATGTAATAAATCTTTACACCGACTATATCAAAATGGGTAGAGAGATTGCAATGATTATGAATTCATCCAATCGATACCCTGCAGACTTAAAAAAAGCACACGATGAATTAAATAAAAATATATATGTACTTAGAAATGAAAAAAAGGATAAGAAAATACTCAGTAATTCTCGAAAATACGATAAATATATTTATTTTAACGATAATTATTTAATTTGTCCATGCAGAAACAGTGGTGAACTTATAGAGGAATCTAATGTATTAAACCACTGCGTTAAGCAGTACATAGACAGGGTTTGTGAAAATCAAACAGAAATATTCTTTATAAGAAAAAAAGAAGAGCCGAATAGACCGTATGTAACATTGGAGCTTAAGCAAAAAGAGATAAAACAGTGCTATGGTAAAAATGATTATATTCCAGATGATCATGTAAAGGAATTTGTAAAAGAGTGGGCAAATAAAAATAAGTTAAAACTGAATATTTGGAGGTGTGGAAATGGATAAATACAAAAGTACAGAAGCCTATGTAATGAATGAACTTAAGCAGGCGCATACACGCATTGAACAGCTTGAAAATAATCTTGATGAAGTGTTAAAAAAACTGAGAGCAGCTGAATGCCAGATTATCAACAACAATGAATATATTATCGAGCTTGAAGGCAGATTAGGCATAGAAGGCGATGTTTAAATATTATGTCTACATAGAAAGTGAGGTAATTGTACTACCCTTAGTTATTTATGCAGAAACAAGGGAAACAGCCTATAAAAAGGCAGTAAAACAGTTTAGAAGGATATTTAAAAAGAAGAAAATTACAAGAGTTACTATCCACAAAGATCATTATTATTTTGGTGGTTTCGAATATTAAAAAAGAAAGGTTGAGAGAAATGAAAAGCATTAAAGAAAACAGTAAAACATTATTATTAATTGTAGGAGGGATTATTTCGGTAATTGTATGCTGCTTTATCTGGATACAGACTACAGCGAATACAGCAATAGGATATGAGGAAAAAGTATCAAAAACTTTATCAGATATAAATGTTCAAGAAAAGCGAAGAATCGATCTTGTTTATAATCTTGCTGACTGTGTCAAAAATTATGATCAGCACGAAGCTGAAACACTAAAGGAAATAGCCGAAACACGGAGCAACACTGATGAAATTGAGAATGTAAATACAATGATTAAAGCAACAGCTGAGGCATACCCGGATTTAAAAGCTGATAAAAATTATCAACAGTTTATGACCGAACTGTCAACAACAGAGAATTTAATAGCACAGCATAGAAAAAATCACAATTCATCTGTTGAGTCATATAACCGTTATGTAAAGAAATTCCCGCAAAGATTCTTCTTATCGCTAGTGGGATATGAAAAAAAAGAATTTAAATATTTAGAATACAGTGCTTCAAGTGATGCTCCGCAAGATTTATTCGGTGAATAAAATGAAATGGGACAAGAAAGCATTTTCCATTAATGGTATAGAGATAAAGGCCAGAGAATTGATTTTCTGTATCACAATACTAGCTGTAATGATTTTTGTCGGTTTGTTAATAAACGGAGCAATGGAGCAATCAAAAATAGATAAAGATGATCAGTATTTAAGTGCTTTGAAAGTAACAGATAAAGAAATGTTTGAATATGGTATCAATACCAATGTTGGGGATGCATTTGCATATTCTACATTAGAAGCTGTTGATACTGTTACATATCCGGAAATTGGTGACAAATATATGTACATCGAAAAAGTAGAACAACATTACACTATGCATACTAGAACGGTTTGTAGTGGGAGCGGCAAAAACAGAACATGTCGAACCGAAACATATTGGACGTGGGATACTGTAAGCCGGGAATCTAAACATAGTAAAAAAATTAAATTTTATGATCATGTGTTTCCTTATAATAAGATAGATATGCCTGAAAGCAGGTATTTAAAGACAATTCATGAATCTGGAACAATAAGATATAAATATTATATTTTAAAGACAAAATATAAAGGTACCATTTTTACTTCATTCAAAAATAATACAATCGAAGATAATTCAAAATTTTATAAAAACAAAAAAATAAATGATGCTGTAGAAAGTTTAACCAGTAAAGACACATCATTAGTCGTATTTAGAATAATCTGGACAATTTTAACGATAGGTTCAGTGATTGGATTCATAGCAGCAGATAATAAATGGCTTGATTAAAAAGGAGTAGCAAATTTAGAGGATAGAAAACCATAAAAACTATTTTAATAAAAAAATCTCTCTAATTCGTTGGTACATATGGGATTAGAGAGAAAATATAAATGCAATATAATATATAGGTTATATTGCGCACCGATTCCATCTAAAAAAGGTGTAAAAATGCAAAAAAGCAAAGTGTTGATTGATTGAAAATTTAACAGGAGGAGCGTATGAAAAAGAAAGATTTGGAAAAAAATCTTGATCTATGGATAATCGAGCAGAAACATGATGAACTGGCAGAAAATACATTAAAATCATATAAAAATGGAATATCTAAATTCATCACTTGGCTTGAAGACAGTGGATATTGTGATGTTGATATTTCAAAAGACATTACAATCGAATATAAAAGTTATCTTCGTGATATATCCGATTCAGTCAATTCAGCAAACAGCTGGATAACAACACTTAATAAATTTTTTAAATGGCTGGATATGCCTGAACTTAAAATCAAAAAAATAAGACAGCAGGCAGCTTTTAACAATGAAGATGTATTAACAATAGAAGACTATAAAAGGCTTCTAAGAATGGCTAAAAGAATGAATATGATGCAGACATACTACATCATGCTTACTCTGGCAATGACTGGAATACGTATAGAAGAGCTTAAATATTTTACAGTCGAAAATTTGGAGAAGTACTATATCAAGGTTTTCAATAAAGGAAAAGAAAGAGTTGTTCCAGTTCGTCAGGATCTAAGGAGAGAATTAAAGAAATACTGCAAAGAAAATAAAATCACTACAGGATATATATTTCTTGGGAAGAAAGACGGGAAGATGCCGGCCAAAAGCACGATATGGCGAAGAATGAAAAAAATAGCAGGAATGGCTAGGGTAAAAAAAGAATATGTGCATGCACATTCCTTTAGGCATTTATTTGCACGAGTGTTTCTAAACCAAAACAGTGGTAATTATTTAGATTTAGCTGATATTCTCGGTCATACAGACTTAAAAACTACTCGTAAGTATACAACACTCTCAAACGAACAAAAACGGCGCAAACTCGAAAATTTGAAGTTTTAGAGGTGATTGAATGATAAGTGATTTTTGGCTAGGCGTGATCCTAACCATCGCAGCAGAAGCAATAATAACAATTTTAATCGTTGATTATTTAGGACAGAAGGAAAAGGATGATGAAAATGTTAAATAAATTGATTTTATTTTTAATTAGAAAGAAACTTCATTTAAAAAAGTTTCAACAATTTTATTTTAGTAATCAGGCAATTAAAATAGAAAAATATTATTTTGATAATTATGGTATTATGAAAATTTCAGTTTGTGGATTAGTCAGATCAAATTTATCACTTAATTTCCTATTATCTGATGAGTGCAGGATCTTAATTAGGAGATAGGAATGATGGAAAATAATGGTGTTTATAAGCACTGCATGAATTGTAAATATTTTAGATATAGTCATGTACATAATAGCGATTCAAAAAGTTATGTGTGTGAAATAAAGCATAAGTATTTTGATTTTTTTTTGTAGATTAAGAGCCAAGTGGTGCAAATATTTTAAAGAAGGAGAAACAGAATTTTGGGAAATAAATATCAAGAAGCATTAAATATATTTTGCGAACATAATACATTTAAAGACATTCCAAAAGACATTCTAAATGAAAAGTATTTATTATTACAAGAGTTAGTTGATAAAACAACATGGATACCAGTTGAAAAGAAACTGCCACCAATGTTTGTGAAAGTACTGATTACATATGAAGATAAATATCTTAATCCTCATATAAATGTAGCTTATATTAATGAATCACATGAGTGGATATATCCGTTAATGAATAATTATAAATATAGGGTTATTGCATGGATGCCTTTGCCAAAACCGTATTTAGGGAGTGATAAAGATGAGTGCTAAAGAAATGTTTGAGGAATTAGGGTGGAAGAAAGTGTATGAAAGTCAATGCAGTATCATTTATGAGCGTGGATTTAGGACTTGTTCTTTTATAAAAAAGAATGAAAAAGAAGTTGCTGTCGACTCAAGTGGTCACATTAGCATGAATATGTTGAAAGCAATTAATCAACAATGTAAAGAACTGGGGTGGATTTGATGAAGAATGAACAAGATTGGAAGTTCGATAAAGACAAAGCTTCCAAAGCATTACAAAAATTATCTTGCAATATAAATCCTTTTAGAGATGAAAATGTGGCGGAATTAGTTAGAGTTATTTCTTATTGTATGAGTTTAGAAAAAGCATTAGATAAAGCGTGTGAAGAATTAGAAATATTTGATATGACATTTAATGATAGTGATTTTATTGATGTAAAAAACAAAGAAGAATGGAAAGAGTGGTGTAAGGAAAATGCTTAGTAAAGAAGAATATATAGAGTTGTATGTTAAGGGCGGACAAGCAATAAATGCAATATTAGAAGTACTAAATAATCTAGCTGAAGTTAAAGTTGAAATTGCTGGCGAAGAGGCAATTAAAATTATTAGAGACTTTCAACAAAAATATTTTGATTTAATCAATGAACATTTTAAACCAAAAGAAAATACATCGGAATTTAAGCACTTTAAGCTACATAGTGACAATACTTTAAAAAATCTAACTAAGAAAGAATTAATAGACTATATTAAGATGCTATATCATAATTGGGGAGCTTGCGATGAGCAATTAAAAAACTGCATTGATGCAAATACTAAACTAAAAGGAAAATATTCTAAGATTTTAGACGATGTCCACGACTATCGTTTTGAGACACATTGTATGAAAATGACAATAAGAAACCTTTGTGAACATTTTGGAGTTAAGAATGAAGCCGAGCTAAAAAATATCTATTTAAACAAACCATACAAATTCGAAGATTTAAAGCCTAATATGTGGGTTTATGATGGTATTGAAAAACTTATTTGCCAAATTGGATTGATTAGCAAAAATGCAATTCATAGAGAATACGTTGATGGCACAATATCCGATAGTCCATTCGAAGAAAACCGTTTCTTTCCAGTGCAATGTGCTAATTTAATTAAAATGGAAGTGAAAGAAGATGACGTCTAAACAAATAGCATTAATATTTTTCCTAATAATGCTTATTGCGTTTATTTTGTCGCTCGTTTTGGGAATTAGATATTTATTTAAGGAATGGAGGGGTTGAATGGCTTATTATTTTTATAGATTATTTGAAGTTGATATGAATACTCTGATTGGAAAAAAATTAATTACTGATGATGTAATAATTAGTGATAATAGAGAAACAGCAAAGCAGTTAATTATTAATAAACATGGCAATTACCCCTTTAGAAAAACAAAAATGATGATATCAGGGGAACGTTATTACTATCTATCAGACAGCAATGAATACTGGTATAAATATCATCACGAAGAATATAAAATGAAATGTGATATATGCGGAAAAGTATTTACGGTAATCGGAGGAAAAAAATTGTATAATCACCAAAATAAATATGGAAGTTATTGTTCTTCCGCATGCCGTGATGAATTAATGAATAAAATACGTTCTAATAATCCATGGATTGATGAAAATGATCATTTAGGTATCCCTAAAGATAATGAAAATAATTTAGCAGGATATATTTACAGGATAACAAATAAACATACGCTTAAAAGCTATATAGGTAAAACAATAAAACCGCCACTATTTCGATGGTGGCAGCATCTAAAAGTAAGTAATAAATTTGAACAGTATAATCTAAGCGACTTGGTTTTTGAAGTTTTAGAAATTGTAATTTTTGATGAAAAATCAGATGGTAAAAAATATTCGTCAAAAGATGATAAATTGGCACATAGAGAAATGTTTTACATAACACATAATCAGACCGCTGATGAAGGATTAAATAAAATGATTGAAACATCTAAAATTGAAACACAGCTTAGTTTAAAACTTGAAGAATGTTGAGAGGTGAAAGTGATGGAGACTAAAGTTAGACAAAGCAACTACATAACAATTTTAGGATGGATGATATCAGATTTAAAGTTAAAAGGTAATGCACTGCTTATTTATGCAATTATTTACGGCTTTTCACAAACACAAGATTTAGCATATACAGGAAGTAGACAATATTTAGCGGATTGGACTAATTCAACACTTCAGGGAGTATCTAAATGTCTAAAAAAATTAGTAGATGATGGTTTTATCAGCAAGAAAGAAAATGTAATAAACGGTGTTAAATTTTGTGAATATAAAGCAGTAGTTCCCGAGTTGCTACCAGTAAACAAAGTTTACGGGGGTAGGCAACAAAGTTTACATAATAATATAGAATATAATACTAGTAATATATATAGTGCAAAATTTGATAAAAATGATGCATTTAAAAGATTCTGGAGTGTATATCCAAGACATATGAACAAGAAAAAAGCATTTGATGTTTTTGTTAAAAAATGTACCGATGAAACTGTACTGCAAAAGATGTTAAGCGCAGTTGTTGATTATAAAGAGACAGAACAGTGGCAGAATGAAAGATTTATACCTCACGCTTCCACATGGCTTAACGGCGAAAGATGGGAAGATGAAATCAGTACAGTTTCTAAAAACAATACAAATGATGATAATGAATGGATGAGCGGATATGAATAATTATCAGGACGATCTAATCGGTATGTTTCTTGTTAAACCGCAATTATTGGATTTAACGATTCTAAAACCATCATATTTCGATAAGAAGCATCGCGATATATTTACTGCTATAAAAAAGTCGTATAAGGAAAATAAAACTATTATTTTAGAGGATATCCTAGCAGTAAAGGGAATTGATGTTGATCTTGTTATTGCCTGTTCTACAAGTACCGCAACAACTGCTCTATTTGAACAGTATCAGGATTATGCAGTTAAGGAATACAAGAAAAAAGCTCTATTAGCAACTGCTAAAAAGCTCCAGAATGATGAAATTACAATTGATGAATTTTACAAGGATACAAACAATTTTGCATCTTTAGGGTCTTATTCATCGACGAGGCTTACTAAAGAACTGCTCAAAGGTTCAATTACCAAGCATAAGAACAATATCAAATTTACAAGGTTTAGTAATTTGGAAAAGAAGCTTAATTTAAAGGAAAATGACTTTGTTATACTTGCCGGTGCTACCGGAGTAGGTAAATCAGGTATAGCTATAAATCTATTAGATGATCTGTCTCGCAATTATCCTTGTGTGTATTTCAATTTCGAAATGGTAGAAGAGGAGCTGTATCAAAGACTTATTTCTATCAATTCAAAATTAAATCAAAAAATGCTTGAGCAGTATGAGACACTGCCACAAAAAAATATGAATGTTGTTAATGATGCAATTGATGATATTTCAAAAAGACATATTGACATTATAAATCATTCATCAACATTGGATAAATTAAGATCGTTCATTATGAGCTATAAAAGCGATAAGCATTTTATAGTGTTTGTGGACCATGTAGGGCTTATTGGTGTACGGGCTAAGAACAGTTATGAAAAAATGACAGAAGTAGCCAAGGAGCTAAGAAAAATGAGCTTGGATAACAACTGTACGATTATTGGACTTTGTCAATTAAACAGAGAAGCAACTAAAAACGCTAAACAGCCTAATTTATCAATGTTAAGAGATTCGGGCGAGCTTGAACAGAGTGCAAGCAAAGTTATATTTGTCTGGAAGGACGAAAAAAGCAATGCAGAAAATTATTATCTGGTAATCGAAAAAAACAGAAGCGGTCCTAAATCAATCATTCCAATAGGCTACAATAAAGAAAATCAAATTGCTTATGAATTAAGCAATAAGAGAGATTTAAGGACATAGGAGGATTTAGAAATTTAACAAAAACTATTTTAATAAAAAAATCTCTCTAATCGCTTATGTAGCAAGGGATTAGAGAGAAAATATAAATGCAATATAACATCTTGGATATATTGCGCGTTTAAGGAGCAAAATAATGGAAAATCTAAACAGTGCTGAAAAAATTTCGAAAGGAATTGAGTTGGTGGGTGAAGGAGTATTAGAAACATTTCAAAACGCAATTAACCTTTTTTGTGATGCTCTTTCTAATTTTGTTGATTGTGTTAATATGATAAATAAAGTCAATCATAAGAAACCGAGATTACCGAGAAAAACAAAAAAGAAATACAAGAAATTAGGAATTTATGAAGATTGGAAATATGTAAATAAAAATAATAATTTGAGTAAATAGCATGAATGTAGATAAAGATGATTGAAATATCATTTTAGAGGAAAGAAGATAATAGCTATTATATAATGTTTTAAACAGCACGAGGAGGGAAGTAAATTGAATAATTATATTTCTGATAAAGAATTAGGAAAGTATATTGGAATGTATGAGAAAGCATTAAATCATTATTTTAAAGATTATCCTAAACAGCCATCAATTTACAGTCATGAACGACAGGAGTACAGTGGATTGGATATAAATACATATATCTATATTGCAGATAATTATGAAATATTAAAGGAGAGGCTTAATGGAAGAAAATGAAGTAACCAAGGAAGATAGAAAACAGTTTATCAGAGATGTAACATCATGCGGTTATTACAATCGTAAAATCATATCTCTGACTAATCAGTTGGAAGCTATACACGTACAGCTTGTAGGTGTTAAATCAATAGCACCAAAAGAATATCACATTGAAAATAAAATACCGTTCAGTATGCAGGGAATAAATTCGTTGCTAATTGATGAAGAAAACCTAATATTAGAGCGTGATAAATATATTCGTAAGATAAATGATGTAAGGGTATTGTTTGATCAAATTCCTTTAGAGGTGCAGACAATGATGATGGAAATATACTGCATTGGTTTAAATCATACAAAAACAGCAAAGAATCACAAAATGGACAGAAGTACTATGTATCGTAATATTAATAAAGAAATTAATAAAATTTTGAAAAAAAAGTAAAGTTGCAACAATGTTCACGAAAAAATGTGTTATTATGATATTGTGGAGTTTTTGAAAGAACACCACATCAACAGTTAACCAACACTTTGTCAGGAAGAAACTCGAAAGGGTTTCTTTTTGTTTTATTCGAAAGGGGAGTTATATGTATCATGCAGGATTAGGAAAATTTGTTAATGACGATTATATAAAGAAGATAACTACAGAAAATAAAATTAATAAAAATATTATATTTGGTTATGTGAAAGATAACATATACTATGAATTAAATGAAATTGTTGAAGACATTGATGTGTATATCAATAAATTAGAAACGGAAGGATGTGTTGTTTACTTTGTCAAAAAAAAGAAGATCTCTAGAAGAAATCCAAACACTGGTCAACAAAGGGAATGAACATGCATTCTACGTATCAAGAGAGTGGAAGGACGTTAGAAAAGAAGTATTAAACAGAGACAATAATGAATGTCAAAGATGTAAAGGAAACTTCGTTGTTGATCATCATCCAATCAAAAAGGTATGTGTAACAAAAGCAAGGTATGTACATCATATAAAACCCATGAAAGATTATTTTAGTTATGCGCTAGATATGGATAATCTTGTCAGCTTGTGCTTCAGTTGTCATGAAATTGTTGAAGGAAGGTCAGGGAAGTGGAAGAAACCATCAAAGAAAAGATTAACCGAAGAAAAGTGGTAAGCCCCCCGGTGAATTCTCGAATGCTGCACTTAAATGGAGAACGGGTATGTGGCTATAACTAAGTAAGAATATCTTCGCGTATGTGATAGACGGTATTGAGCTGAAATAATTGAAAGGGGTGATAGCATGAAAAAAAGCGAAGTTAAAGAAGATTTAATCGATCAGCTGATTGCCAAAGGGAAACACCAGTCTTTTTATACCGATCTGGTTGATGATTATATGAAATACTGGGATTTAAAAAGGAAACTTCAAAAAGATATTCGAGATAAAGGACTACGCTATGAAGTCACATCGGGTAATGGTTTTGTCAGCGAAAAGCCTAATGAATCCATACAGAATATCATGAAGGTAACATCGACAATGCTTAAAATACTGCAGGATTTAGGGCTTCAAAACCCGGAGACAAAGGAAGATGATGCAGATGATTATATCTAGTGATATTAAGTGATCATATGTAAAGAAATCAATGATTATCTCGACTGGTGTAACAGGAATCCTGACAAGATAAATAAGCAGCGAAAAATGCTGATTAAGAATATTGTCAAGCCAACATTAGCTAGAAATGATGTGTTTTTTGATGAAGAAATGTATAAAAAATGCATTAAATACTGTGAAAAAAACTATTATAAACTGTTTCAGTATCAAAAGTTTGTATATGCTTTTGTTTTTATGTATGTAGATGATATTCCATTATTTCCAACCTTTATTATTCTGATGGGACGGGGAAATGGTAAAGACGGCTTTATGATGCCGTTAATGAATTTTCTGCAAACCCCAGTATATAATATTAAAAATTATCACATTGATATTATTGCTAACAATGAGAATCAGGCTAAAGATAGTTTTAATGTTGTATATGAAATGCTTGAAACACATTGGAACAAGTTCAAAGGTAAATTCTATAAATCAAGAGAAAAAATTCTTAATTTAGTTACACGCAGTGAGCTTAGATTTAATACATCTAATGCGAAAACAAAAGATGGAAAAAAATCAGGAGCTTTGCTCTACAATGAATATCATGCATATGAAAACTATGTTCAGATAAATGTTTTTGCTTCACAGTTGGGTAAAATAAAACATGCAAGAAAATTTATTATCACTACACAAGGCTATGTTCGTGACGGTCCGTTGGATGAACTACTATCACTGTGTAATGAAATATTAAGGACGGGGAATAACGAACTTGGTTATTTTCCTTTTTTATGCTGCATTGATGATATTAAAGAAGTTGAAATTCCTGGATGCTGGATAAAAGCAAACCCATCAATTGACTATATGCCGGCTTTGAAAAATCAGATTCACTATGATTATCTTGAAATGAAAAAACTGCCATCAAAACGAGCTGAATTTATTACGAAACGTATGAATCTTCCTGCTCGCAATGATGATGTACAGGTAGCATCCTGGGAAAATATTCTAAGTGCATGTTATTCAGATGTTGAATTGAAGATTCCTAAAAAAATGCCGGATATGGCAGGCAGAGACTGTATCATCGGAATTGATTATGCTGATATTCGAGACTTTGCCAGTGCAGGAATTCTTTTCAAGATTGATGGCGAATATATTTGGCGTCAGCATACCTGGTGCTGTAAAAATAGTCCGTATTTTGAAAATATCAAATTTCCGTTAATCAACAATTTAGGTATTCCAAGTTATACGGATTACGAAATTGTTGATGATACAAGTTTATCAATACCTGACATCGTTAAATGGTGCATGGAAGCGATGAAAAAGTACAATGTTAAAAAAATTGTCATGGACACGTATCGTTTTAAGCTGTTTCGAGAATGTTTTCAAACTGTTGGTATTAGCGAAGAAACAAAGAAAGACCCGTATGGTATTGTAAGAATGATTCGAAACCTGGGCTCTATAAACGTATTAACAGCCCCAATAATTGAAAAAGCATTTTCAGATAACAGGATAAACTTTGGTGATAGTGCGATTATGCGTTGGTACACTAATAATACATCTGTAACTATCGATAAATATGGAAATAAGGCATATGGGAAAATTGAGCCTAAACTAAGGAAAAATGATGGTTTCATGTCATTTGTGGTTGCTATGAGTGCGGAAAATTTATTAGATGAAGTTGTTATATACGTCTAAAGGAGGTGATTAAGATAGCTTTTAACTTTAGAATTAAAAAGAAAGATAATGAGGGGAATATTGTTGATTTCTACATTGACATGATTGCCACAAAGAATTACTTGACAAACTTAGCCTTAGAAATAGGGTACAATAAGATTGCAGATTTAATTTCAAAATGTCATTTTGATGTAATATCCGATGATCATGATGCATCTGTGACTGATTATGTATTAAATGTGCGACCAAATCCCAATGAATTTGCAACTGATTTTTGGAAACAGGTTGTCTTGAAGATGTGTAGTGATAGCGATGGATGCCTAGTGGTTCAGTTAAGTGACAGCAGTATATATCGGGCAACTAACTTCACCGAAGATAATAGTGTAACCTGTGCACGAAATTATACTAATGTTACAATTGAATCTGGAGGCAAGACGATGAATTTAAATCGTACTTTCACAAGCGAAGATGCGGTCTTATTCAAATATAAAAATGACAGGTTATTACATCTTTTGAGAAAAGTAAGTGAAGAAAATGAGATTGGCTGGACAGCTGCAATCAAAGGCGTTAAAAGTAAATTGCCTAAATATAAGTTAACTCTTCCTGGTGTCGGAACTTTAATTGACCGTGAAACTGGTAAACCTATGACAGGAAATGAGTATTCTGAAAAAGTCAAAAAAGAATTAACTAGTGATGATTTACGCGTAATTATTCAAAGCAATGGGATTGATATTAGTGCTATTGATTCTAAATGTACTTTAACTTCTCAAGATATTAAGGCATTAAAAGATGAAGTATTTACTAATACAGCGATTGCCTTGGGGATACCGAAGAGTGTTTTTTATGGTGAAGTAACAGAAAAAAGCGATGCAAACAATGAATTTATTACATATGCTGCCAGTCCTATCATCGAGGAATTGAATGACGGGATGAATCACTGCTGGGTCGGTCAGGATGCATATGTTAGAGGTGATCGCATTTTGGTCAATACATTATGCATTAAACATATCGATGTTATCGAGAATGCTGGAAACTTAGATAAGCTGTATTCGAACGGCTGGTGCCACAATGATATCTTGAAATTATTGAATCAGCCGATCATTGATGAACCATGGGCATGGGAAAGAAGATTTACTAAAAACTATAGTACTGATTTGAAAGGGGGTGAAAAATGACGATGAGAAATAATGAATGCAAAAAATTTTATGAATTCAGCAGGATTAATGAAGAGGAAACTGAGCTATATATATTTGGTGATATAACATCATGGAAATGGAGAGATAGTGATGTAGGAGCGTTTAACTTTGCAAAAGAACTGTCAGAAATTGATACTAATTTAAGAGTCCGGATCAATTCTTATGGTGGGGAGGTAGCTGAAGGGTTAGCAATATATTCACTTTTAAAGACTTTTAAGCATAAAGTCACAACTGTTTGTGATGGTTTTGCATGTTCAGCGGCATCAGTTATTTTTATGGCAGGTGAAACAAGAATTATGACCAATGCTTCACTGCTGTTGATTCATAATGCATGGAGTTATGCCAGCGGTGATGCTAATGCGTTAAGAAAACAGGCAGATGATTTAGAAAAAATTACTCGACCATCGATTGAAATTTATAAAGAAGTTTCAAATCTGGATGAAGATACGATTCAAAAAATGATGGATGAGGAAACCTGGATTACTCAGGATGAAGCACTTGAGTGGGGGTTTGCAACTGATATTCAAAAAAATGCTGTAAACCAAAGTATCAATGCTCAATATCATTTAGGACATGAAATTATGCGCAATAAAGAGCTTGCAAGAGAAAATAGAAAATTAAAAGAGGCATTATCAAAGTTTGAGGATAAAAAGTCAAATGGTTGGGATGCTTTTTTTGATACAAAAAACTAAAAAGAAAAGAGGTATATTATGAAATTTAATAAAATCAATAGTGCAACAATTAATAAAGCAAAAGAAATTTTAGAAAAAGCAGAAGATAAATCCAGTGCTATTGTAGAGGTTGCGGAAATGTTGATAGGTGACCGGTATGAGGAACTGATTAAAGAAGTTGTTGCTGAAGCAAATAATGCTAACGCAAACAATGCTGCAAATGCTAAATTAGGTTTAAGAACACTATCAAACGAAGAAAATAAGTTTTACGATCTGCTAAAGAATGATGTTAAGCAGGCAATCACAGGGAGCCAAATTGATTTGATTCCTAATACGATTGTTGATAACACATTGGCAGATATTAAAAAACAATCTGACTTGTTATCATTATGCACATTTGCACCTGCCGATGTGAAAAAATGGTTAGTAGCCTCAAAATCAGGTACATTTGCATGGGGTGAATTGACCGGTGCGGTTGTAGGTGAGTTAGGAGCAACATTTACATCATTAAATATCGAATTAGGAAAATTAACTGCATATTTAGTTATTCCTAAAGCAATTCGTAATTTAGCAAATCCTTTTGTCGATAAATATTTTAATGCTATTTTAGGAGATGTCATGCATGACGGTTTAGAGTATGCTTTTTTGCAAGGTGACGGTAAAACTTCACCAATTGGTGTATTCAAACAAATTGAAAAATCAAATGAAGATGGTACACGTAAGGATAAAACAAAACATGCGACATTAACCGGTTTTTCACCTAAACAAATGGCCCCGGTTAAACAGCAGTTATGTCATAAAGGCTTAAGAACAATTCCAGGACTTGCATTAGTCTGTAACCCAATGGATGAATTTGGTTATATCGATCCAGCGCTGTATGCACAAACATATGCTGGTAATTATGTGATGTGTTCAATTGATAAAATCAGAAAGATTCCTACAGCAAACTGTCCTCAAGGGGCTGCTGGTTTTTTAATTGACAGCCCAGACTACTATACTATGGGAATTTCAGGTGTCAGCATTAAAGAATACGATCAGACAAAAGCTCTTGATGATGCAGATGTTGTAATTGGAAAATGCTACGGCAACGGTAGAGCAGTAGATGATGATGTGTGCTATTATTTTGACCCTACTAAACTTGAAGAATTTGTTCCAAAATTTTTTCAAGTGAATAACCCTGCTGCAGCTAGTGAGTAAAAATGAAATTTCGTTTAGATGACAAAACTTTAGAGCAGCTTATAGATGAAATGAGGGATGGGTTTCAAATCCCTCATTTTTATAAAGATTCATCATTGAAGATGGATTTTAATGAAGCTGACGGATATTTTTATTCGCTTTGCCCTGATGTTGATTACGATACTGATCTAATAGCCAGAGGACTGTTGAAGAATTATGTGCTGTACGCGTATTATAAGCGTATTGATGAATTTAAAATAAACTATGCATCAAGCATTTTAGAATGGCAGTTTTCAAAATTTAAAGGAGTTGTTGAAGATGAAGAGCAGGATTCAACTGCCGGTTTACAATGATGGAGTAGCCAAAATATATCGTATTTGTGAAGATGATGATATTCGGGCGACTAAATATCTAAAATATACTGGAATGTGTGTATGTTATTGTGAATTGAGTATCAGCGATAAACTGAGAAGCAGTATAGAAGCTAATGGAATAGATATTACTTCAAAAATAAGACTTCCGTATATGAAGAAATTAATTGATTCAAACTGCGTACTTAAGATTGATGGTGGATATCAGAAAGTATACAATGTATTTCATTATAAAGATAGCAATGGTTTTAAACATAGTGATATTACTTTGACAAACTGGGAGGATCATTATGAAGAAAGATGAATTAATAGAACTTCTTAAATCTCTTGGGATTGCTGTTAATGAAGGTGAGTCGTCTATTGCCAACTCTAAAGTGTATCCAAGGATAGTTTTTTGGGACTATATCTGGGAAGATAAAGTAGCAAGTGACGAAACATATTCCACAGTAGAAACGTATCAGATATCTTTTTTTGCTCGGGAGCCAAGAAATCCGGCGTTATTAAAATTAAGAGACAGATTGAGAGAATATGGAATTCATCCGATTATACAGCATGAATATATTGCAGATACAGGGAAAGATAAAAAATATTATCATTCCTTTTTTAATCTGGAAGTTACAGTTGAAAATGAATGATGAATTTGATGGTTTCTTGGATTTGAACAAGTGTCTAGAAGATTATATAAAGCTTTCAGATCCGCAAAGTATGCTTGATGAAGAGGAAAAAATTGCACAGAATTTTGTCAATGACCTAAAAAAACTGCCAAGGCCCAGATCGAAAATATCAAAAGCAGGATATACTCACCTTATTGATACATTTACGTATAGACGGACGAAAGATGATATTGCAGTGGGATGGGGAAAATATTATGGAAGAATGGTCGAGGATGGTTCTGTTCAAATGAAAAAAGGTGGAACACCACATCTAGTACCGACATGGAATAGAAATTCAGATAAATATATCAGTGATTTTAAAAAGAGAAACAATTTGATTTAGATAAGGAGGAAGAATAAGAATGACAAACAAAGTAAAGAAACCACCTGTTAAGGAAACAGTCGGTGGATTAAGATACTGTTTTAATATACCAGATGAAGAAAGTGCTGATTTCACACCAAATTATGATGCAGAAGTTATAACTTCTAATGTGGTAAAAAATGTTTCAGTCACAGAAAATGGCGATACGGTTGAAGTTAAAGCATCGGGAGCTGTTTATGATTCTGTGACCGATGTCACATCAATCGAAATAGCGGTTGAAGTTGTTGCTTTTCCAGCAGAAGATATTGCAAAGATGCGCGGTGATAAAATAAGCTCTAATGGACTTATTTCAAGTGGTGCACCAAATGACAGACCATTTTTTGCATTTGGGAAAACGGTAAAATTACGTAGTGGAGAAAAAAGATTTCAATGGTATCCAAAATGTAAATTAACAAGTAATACTGATGATATTGCAACTAAAGAGGATTCTTTTTCTGAGCAGAACGATACCTTAACAATTAAAGCATATCCCTTTGATGAAGATGGAAATATTGTAAATGAGGTAAATACTACGGTAAAAGCAATAGAGGGATTAACAGAAGATTTATTCTTTAGTAAACCAATATTAAATGATAAAGATCTTCAAAGTGTTGTGGGCAAAGAGTAGGTATAGTATATGGATGAACAAGATATTCGCTTGGAAAATGGTGAACTTTTGAGTGTTAAAGTTAATTTTTTAACTCTATATTTAATCAAGAAAACAGGGATTGATAAATTACAAAAAAAATTAAAAACAGCAAAAAAAGAAGCAATAGAAGATTTAAATATTGAAATCGCAGCAAAAATGATTTATGTCATTTTGCGTTCAAATGGTAAAAAAGTTGATGAGGAGGAAGCAATGATGCTCGTTCCCATTGATGCCGGTGAAATAGAAAAATTATTTATTGAATTCAAAAATAAGATGGAAAAGCTGAAAAAAAAAGAGGATATGAAGATGTAGAGGATGAAGATATAGGAGAAATGAATTTTGAAGAAAATCTTTACTTTGCATTAAAAATTCTAAATATGACTGAAGAGGAGTTCTGGAATATGTCTCCTTTTTTGTTTGATGAATTATTGAGCATACATCTTCGTATAGAAAGGAGTAAAGTTAAAAATGGCAGATGATTTAAAAAAAGTAGGTCTAGTATTCAAGGCTGATGGAACAGCAGACTTTGCAAAATCATTAAAAACTATTAACTCCTTAACTCAGGAAAATTACTCTTCTTTTAAACTGGCAAAAAGTCAGTGGGACAGTTCTACTAAGTCAATGGACAAGCTGAGAGATACTCAAAGATATCTGTCAAGTCAAACCGATGCTTATACAGCAAAAGTTGATACCTTGAAAGAAGAACTAAAAAATCTTGAAAACGCTGAAAACCGTAACGAAAAAGCAATTTCTGATAAGAAAAATGCTTTAAATAATGCACAGGCCACTTTAAATAACTATAAAAAAGGGCTTGATGAAGTAAACGGAAAATTAAAAAGCGGTTCAGCACAGATTGAAGAATATGCAAAGAAAATAGAAAACTTCGGCAGCAAAACAAAGGAAGTAGGCGGTTCTCTCAATAAGAACATTACTGCCCCAATAGCTGCTGCAGGAACTGCTGCATATGCAGCATGGATGTCAGTGGATGAAGCATACGATAACATTGCTGTAGGAACTGGCGCAACAGGTGATGCGTTATCTAAACTACAAGAAAGTTTTGATAATGTTTTTGCTAAAGCTCCATTCGATGCAATGGATATTTCAAACTCACTGGCTGATCTTAATACACGTTTTGGATTCACTGGCAAAGTATTAGAGGATGCAAGTGAAAAGTTTTTAAGATTTGCATCTGTAAACAAAACAGACGTATCGAACGCTGTAGCGCTTGTAAGCAGGGCAATGGGTGATGCTGGTATACCCGCTGAAGAATATACATCAGTTCTTGATGCTTTGACAACCGCTTCTCAGGCAAGTGGTATTTCAATTGATGCTTTAACTGGGAATATTACAAAATATGGAGCCCCAATGAGAGCACTTGGCTATACCACGGAGGAAAGCATTGCAATTTTTGCAAGCTGGGAAAAAGCCGGAGTAAATACCGAAATAGCATTCAGCGGTATGAAAAAGGCCATATCTAATTTCAGTGCTGAAGGGAAAGATGCGAAAGTTGAGTTTAAGAAAACATTAGAAGAAATAGCAAAATGTCCGGATATAGCAAGTGCAACGACAAAAGCAATAGAAGTTTTCGGAACTAAGGCCGGTCCAGATTTAGCTGATGCTATAAAAGGCGGCCGATTTGAGTTTGAAGAAATGCTTAAACTTGTTGAAAGTTCCAGTGGGCAGCTTGATGCAAGTTTTGAAGCAACTATGGATCCAGCAGATAAAGCTAAAGTTGCATTAAATAACCTTACTCTTGCCGGAGCGGCACTGGGAGATGTTATTCAAAGTGCCCTTGGGCCGGTGTTTGAATCTTTAGCAGATATTTTAAAAGATTTTACAGAATGGTTTAAAAATCTAAATCCGGAAATAAGACAGACAATTGTTTTTGTCGGTGGGATAATTGCTGCAGTTGGACCGCTTCTTGTTTTAATTGGTGCTTTGGCAGGACCGATTAGTACGGCTCTTGGATTATTCGCAAAATTTAAATTAGCATTATTTGGTACAGCAGAACAGGCGGGAATGATGGGAACGATGGTATCAGGGCTTACAGGACCTATCTTGGCGGTTATTGGTATAATTGCTCTTGTGACAGCTGCATTAATCGACCTATATAACAATAATGAGGAATTCAGGAAAAATGTAAATGATATGATCAGTAACCTGATTGAGATTTTACAGACTTTGTGGAATTCTTTTTTATATCCTATATTAACAGCAGTAAAAGATGTGTTACTGGATATATGGAATAATGCGATACTTCCTGTTTGGGAAACAGTGAAAAACTGCATTGCTGACATAATAGCTAAACTTTCAGGACTAATTGAAGTGCTTACACCCGTTATCAACTTCATTATTCAGCTGCTTTCTGCATTATTAATTCCCGCGTTTTTGCTTTTAGCAAATACAATAGGAGCAGTTGTTTCAGAAGCTATTTCATTTTTTGGAGCACTGCTAAGCAATGTCAGCCAGGTTATTGGTGGAATCATTCAAGTAATCAGCGGAATAATTCAATTCATTACAGGAGTTTTTACCGGGAACTGGAAGCAGGCATGGAACGGAATTGTTAGTATTTTTAAAGGTATATTTGATGGAATCGTAGGCATTGCAAAAGCTCCGATAAATGGTGTTATATCTTTGGTAAATGGTGTTATTAGTGCTGTGAACGGTATGATAAAAGGATTAAATAAAATTTCGTTTGATATTCCGGACTGGGTGCCCGGAATAGGTGGCTCACATTTTGGGCTTGATCTAAAAACGATTGATAAAGTTGCTTATCTTGCAAAAGGCGGAAATCTGTTAAGTGGTACTGCTATTGTTGGTGAGGCAGGTCCCGAAATTCTGCAGCAGATGGGTAATAAAACACGTGTAACACCTTTGAGTGAATCTGGAGGAATTAATCAGGCTAATTTAATTGATTATAAACGAATGGCCGAGGTATTTTCATATGCGCTTACTAAATTGAAAATAAAAGTAGATAAGCGAGAGCTTGCTAAAGTAATCAGGGAGGTGTCTTGATCAAGTGAAGTATGAAGTCAAATATGTTGGAAACAACGAAACTGTTAACCTGATGAAGTCACCTTACCTTTGTAAAGATATTCAGACTTTATTTGAAAATGAACTAAAATATAATTCAACCAATTTCATATTCGATAGTAGAATCTATGTAAATAATTTTTATTTTGAAGGTACTGAAACCAACTTAAATATACAGATTATTGGTAAAAATAAGGCTGGACTTATAAATAAACTTGAGCATGTGTTCAATTACGACTGTAGCCTGTTGAAACCAGGTAAACTGTATGTAAATGATTATTATGCTTACTGCTATTTTATAAGCAGTTCACCAGAAAATTTTGATAGGTTTCTTACTTTTGAGTCAATAAGTTATAAAATTTTATTTTGCAGTAACTGGATAAAAGAGGAAAAATTTGATTTTATTGTTGATGATGATTTTGAAACTAAAACAGGTTTTAAATATCCATTCAGCTATCCTTTTTCTTATAAAGCTGTAAAGAGGGACAGATATATTAACAATAGTCATTTTTCGCCATGCAGAGCAAGCATAGTGTTTTATGGGCCGTGCACTAATCCTGAAATTAAAATATCCGGATTGATATATCGTGTAGAAGCTGAACTTCTTAAAAATGAGCGTATTGAGATTGATCCTTTTGAAAAGACAGTTATTAAATACACTGAGGACGGAACCAAACTTGACTACATGAATTACCGGTACAAAAAAACAAGTGTGTTTACTCCTATACCTGTAGGGTTGTGTCTATATGAAGCAAATTCTAAATTTTCATGTAGGGTTACGTTATATATGGAAAGAGGTACACCAGAGTGGAAATAATTCATGCAGAACTTATTGAAAATTATTATGGTGACCATAAGATAGAAAACTGGACAACATGGTTTAAAGAACTCAATATTATTACCAAGTTTGAAAAGGCTGAATTTCAAATAGCTAAAGATACTGCTTATGATAAAAATGATTTTGAAATACAGTTAAAGGTATCAGACTATATAGGCTATTCAATCAAAGAAAGTGACTGGATATATATTCCTGAAACTGAATTCGGAGGAAGAATAGAAAAGATTGATCACAGTGATGACGATCTTATAAAAGTATCCGGACCAAATTTTAGATATTTCCTTAACAAGTCTGTTATCTGGCCTAGGTTTAACAACGAATTGAATGCAAGAGAGGATTATTTAGTTATTGAAAATATAGAAGCCAACAAAGCACTAGACGAGCTGTTTAATAATGTGTATTTTAAATGCACTGCTGGCATTTTTAGAGTTTCTGACATAGATACAGAAATTAAAGTAAATGCGAAAGCCAGATATGAATATCTTTGTGATAAAGCTGTTTCTATGTTGGATGAAAAAGGTATGCGTTTAAAAGTTTCGCATTCCTATGAAACAGATACGGTACAATTAAAACTGGAAGCAATAAAAAAGAATAAGTATGATGAACTTTATAATTCAGATTTTAATATTGAGATAAATTCAAAAATTGATTCAACAAAAGCAGTCGATACTATTCTCGCATTGGGAAAAGGAGATTTACATGAACGGAAGCTTTTATTGATAAGTTACATAAAGAGTGAGGATAGATATATCGTGAGCACTCCATTTCATGATGGTGCTTTGGGTAGCGCGGATGCGAGTATGTATGTATATGATTATCCAAATTGTGAAAGTGATGAAGATCTGGCGGATAAAGCTATTGAAGAGTTTAAAAAAGAGCATGTAAAAGTAGAAGAAATTACTTTGAATGTCATAGATGCAAAAGTTGAATTAAATTTAGGTGATATCATAGGCGGAACGGACGAGATAACGGGGCTGCATATAGAAACAGAAATTACGCAAAAGATTTTAACTATTACAAACAGCGAAACTAAATATACATACAAGGTAGGTGATTAAATGTCACAAAAAGGAATAATTATAAACACTTCTGATTCTGGGCATGTAGACGCAAGTGATCATGCAATTTTGTTTAAAGCAATTTTTGGAGTGGGTGGTATTCTTAATGTTGGAAAAAAATTAGAAATTTCAAAAGTAAACAATAATAAAATTCGCATATATGATGGCGTTTACATGATGTCCAATGGTGTGCCAATACGTATTGAAGAGTATGAAGATCTAACAGTTGCATCTGGCACATTAGGGTATAAAAGAAAAGATATTGTAGTAGCTGAATATATAAAAAATGGTTCAGGTGAAGGTAATGACATCGCAAGAATAAAAATTATTACAGGAGAATACTCTGTGACGTCTCCAACAGTACCAACTCTTATTAATTCATCAACTACACTTCAGGAATTGCTATACACATTGACAATTGAGGAAACGACAATGAACATTGATTCAAAAAGACCTTATATATTGAACGGTCTTAATAAAGCAGTGTTTTTTGAAGAATAAAGAAAGGAAAATTTAAATGAGTTTAAAAACAGTACAGGTAATTATTAACGGTGTCTTAACGACACTGAATTTAAACAGCCAGACTGGTAAATATGAAGCGACAGTAACAGCGCCGAATACTTCCAGTTTTAATCAACCAAACGGGTATTACAATGTAACAGTAAAAGCTACTGATAATGCAAATAATATTACTACAGTAGATGCTGATGATCCGACTTTGGGAACAAAACTTCGTCTGGTGGTTAAGGAAAGAACTGCACCTGTAATTACTCCAACCTATCCTAGTGCTAGTGCTACATTAATAAACAACAAGCCTACGATAACATGGAAAGTTACTGATGCAGACAGTGGGGTTAATCCGGATTCTATTAGTATTATTATTGACAGCGGTTCTAAGATTACATCCGGAATAACTAAAAATAAAGTAAGCGGAGGCTATGAGTGTTCTTATACTCCAGGAACTGCCTTAAATGATGGAAGTCATACGATTAAATTTGATGCGAGTGATAACGACGGCAATGCAGCAGTTCAAAAATCTGTATCGTTCAAGGTTGATACAGTACCGCCTACATTAAATATTGCAAGCCCTGCTGCGGGATTAATTACAAACAATCCTAAAGTGACATTAAGCGGTACTACAAATGATGCTACATCAAGTCCGGTAACAGTAACGGTTAAATTGAATTCTGGAAGCGCTGCAAATGTTACTGTAGAAAGCAATGGTTCTTTTACTAAGGAATTAACCTTGGTCGAAGGTACAAACACTATTGTTATTACCGCACGCGACAGTGCCGGCAAAGAAACAGTCATTTCAAGAACAGTTACCCTTGATACCAAAGCACCCGTAATCACTGATGTAGTAATTACTCCTAACCCTGTTGACGGCGGTAAGACATTTACCATCACTGTAACGGTTACAGATGCTTAAATATGGCTGTAGAAAGAGTAATTGGAAAAACAGACAGTTTTGAAGTGATTTTTGACAGATTGAATGATAATAACTGGACGGTCAATGTGCCGTCCAATATTATCGGTGAATATGTAATGGATCTGTATGCATATGATGAAGCTGGAAATCTTGGATTTTTAGCAACTGCGATGTTTACGGTTGATACATCAAATTTGTGCTTTCATCTTTCAATCATCAAATACCGCTCTGAAATCTGTTTTGAAAGTGACTATATATGCACAGTCAAGGAGGTACTTCCATGTGTGATGAAATAGCTATGCTGAAAGGCGAAAAAAGAAAAATAAGACTGTATGTGCACAGCAGAAAAGGTGATGTCTTTGTAATAAGAAATGCATATGTAGAGATATTGCAATATGGTGAATTAATAAAGGCGATAGAATGTACGATTGATGAACATGATCTTACATTTATGCTTGCACTTGATGAAGCAGGAAGCTACAGCATGTCAGCAGTATATGAAATTGCTGATGAAATAATTAAAAATAAATTTAAAATTGAGGTGAGGTAAATGGCAAAGTACCGTATATATGATGTAACACTTTCTAAAAAAACTGTCGGTCCTGGCGAAAGATTAGTTGTTCAGGTTGATATAATCACATGGGACTGGATTAAGAAAAATTTAACCTGGGGAAGTCTTAAGGAACGTTTCAAATGGGGTGATCTGATTGGCAGTTAGCATCCCTACAAAGATTACAGTTCCGCCTGACCTGAATATGAGTGACCCAGGCGATATCGCAAAAGTATGGAGTGAAATTCAAACGATTATAACACAGTTTAACAATGTTATCGATGTGCTCAATGATCACAATGAAAAGCTGAATAAAGCGGTATATTATGACGAGAGTGTTGGATGATTTAAAAAACAGGAGGGAATATGGGTAAACTTATAGATTCAACTGGTAAAAAAATTTTGTTGGGAACTGTTTTATATAACGGTGATACAACAAGCAATTTTACTTTAAATGATGATTACATCAATTATGATTATATAGAAGTTGTGTGGCGTCCGCATCCTACTTTGGGGCAGTGTTCGGATACAATGATTCCATCTAAAGACAGTAAGCTGCATTTAGAACGCACACAATCCATAAACGGAGTTACTACTGTCTATCGCTGCCAAATGACTTTTAGTGGCAGAAACGTGACTCTTACAGGTCGTACACAGGTTATTAACGGAGCATCGGTTGATGCTGTGGAAGAACATATTTTAAGAGTAATTGGTTATTAGGACACTGAAGTATGTGTCTTTTTATATTGCCTCAGGATGGCATAAAAGATGTTGATAATAAATGGATTCCTACAGTTATATTTTTCGAGGGTGCTGCATTAAACTGCATCGTATCCGGAAATGTAACAGTAGAAACAGTTGTAGCTGGTGCAGTATGCGGTTTAGCTAGTACCGGATTGCATCAGCTTTTACTCAAATTATCGAAAATAAAATAAGGTGAGGAAAATGAAAAAAATGGAAAAAATATTTAATAGTACTGTAGCTGTTGTGGCTACTTTTTTTACGTATTTATTCGGGGGCTGGGATGCAGCAATTGGTATTTTAATTGTATTTATGTGTTTAGATTATGCGACTGGTGTAATCGTTGCCTACCAAAACAATCTGTTAGACAGTGAAGTTGGATTTAAAGGACTTGTAAAGAAATTTATGATCCTTGTTATCTTAATTGTAGCAGTGATGTTAGATAGATTAATGAATACTGGCACATGGGTATTTCGTACACTTGTGTGTTACTTCTACATCGCAAATGAGGGAATTTCTTTATTAGAAAACGTTTCTAATTTAGGAGTAAAAATCCCTGATAAATTAAAAGATGCATTAGTGCAGCTGAATAAAGATGAAAGTGAGGAAGAATAACATGGAAATCAAACAAAACTTTTTAGTAAACAATGAATGTTACAAAGCAGGCAGAACTATTGACATTATAAAGTTAATGCTACACTCTACTGCGTGTCCTAATGTGTCTGCTGCTGGTTTTGCAAAAGCATGGAATACTCCAAGACCTGCTGATAGACAAGTATGTGTTCATGCTTTTGTAGATGACAAAGAGATTATTCAAACTTTGCCATGGAATTATAGAGGCTGGCACTGCGGTGGTTCCGGTAATGATAATATGATTGGTGTTGAAATGTGTGAACCTGCTGATTATTCAGATAAAGCATATTTTGATGCTGCTATTAAAAATATGATTGAGTTATATACTCATTTGTGTAAAGAATTTGGATTATCAGCTAATGATATTATTTCACATAAAGAAGGTCATTCACAGGGTGTTGCTTCTAATCATGGTGATCCTGATCACTGGTGGAAGTTCGTAGGATACACAATGAATGATTTTAGAGCTGATGTTGCTGACTGCATTGCAAATGGTAATGTAAATGTTAGTTATGGCAACACTGTAAAACCTACTAAACCACAAACCAGTGAAGGATATACAACTGGTAAGACTTATACATTACAAACTGAATTGAAAGTTAGAACAGGAGCTGGTACAAACTATAGAGCTAAATCTCACAGTGAATTAACTGTAGACGGTAGAAAACATGATGCTGATGGAGATGGGGCTTTAGATAAAGGTACTAGAGTATCATGCTTAGAAGTTGCAAAAAACGGTGATGATATTTGGATCAGAACACCATCAGGATGGTTAGCAGCTTATTACAATGGAAATAGATATATCTCTGGTGAAGCTGTTTCTAATGGTTCTTCTACAAGCCAAAATAAGCCCTCTAATGCATCAAAACCATTAGGTGTTTATGAAGTTACAGCTAGTGATTTAAGTGTTCGTACCGGTCCTGGAGAAAATTATAGAAGAAAAACATATAATGAATTAACAGTTGATGCAAAAAAACATGATTATGATAAAGACGGATGTCTAAACAAGGGTACTCGTGTTACCGTAAAAGAATGGAAAAACGGATTTGCTCGTATTCCTAGCGGATGGGTAAGTGGCGATTATCTAGAAAAGGTATAGTAATATGTTTAAAAAAGAATTAGATAAAATGATAGTTTTTACTATAAGTGCCATAGCTTTATTTTTTGGATGTATTGCCATTTATCAGGAGTGGCAAGTTAATAATCTAAAAAGCAGTTTAGAATTAACAAAACAGGAATTACAAGAGACTCGAGACGATAGAGATTATAATAAATCTCAATACCAGAAATACTACGAGCTATCCGAAGAACTCCAAAATCAATTAGGCGTTTACTGTGAATAGAATCTATCTAAAACACGGTGCTGAAGATGTTCATGGTAGCAAATTAAATACCCGAATAGAATACATCCTTATATATAAGGGACTAGTTCATAGTATAATAACTTCTGGATATGGCAAAAAAATATATATCAATAATAAATATTTAAAAATATAACCTAACTCATTTTTTTGAGTTAGGTTTTTTTGCTTTTTCAATTGTTTCGATCATTGCTTCGCGAAATACTTCACTTTGCGAGATTCCTAGAGATTTACAAGCCGACTTGAATTCCTGTACAAATTCTTTTTTGTATTTGGCATTTACAAAAGCCATATTTTTTTTGTCGTATTTTTCCTGTGGCCGTTCATTCATTCTTGTTTACCTCTTTTAAAATATAAAGACAAATTAAAACTGTCAATATATTAATGATTAATTTTACGATTCCTAAAAGTGAGTTGTTGAATTCAAGCAAATCAGGTATAGAATCTATTAGAATAAGACCGATCAAGAGATTTAAAATTTTTTCACTTTTCATAGATATTGTTTTAAGTTATGGTATAATATATTATAGGTAAGGGGAATTACTTCCCCTTGTGAGACTTACGGTAGATATTATATGTTGCTAAAGCGATTGCAAGTTGAATTAGCTTATATACAATATCGAGTAAGTCTTTTAAATTGTTCTTATCCACAACTTAATTACCTCCTTTCTTTACAATATTATTATAACATACGTATATACGTATGTAAAGTGTTTTTGATTACAAATAAAAAATTGTGGAACGATTTTGGAATAAAAAGATAATTATTTTAATAGATAGGGGAAAATAAATGAAAATTAGACTAAGTAAAATAAAGTATTTATGATAAATAAAACATTAAAATGGTTTTCCCGTATAGAAATAAAAAAGATGGACAATACTTATTTTGAGGTGAAAGTAATGTTTAAATATGAAGGTCGGTATTTATGTCCAGTAAAAGTAGATCGTCCCAACCCTAATTATGCAGCTCTTTTACAGGAACAGTTGGGTGGACCACAGGGAGAATTAAAGGCAGCGATGCAATATTTCGCTCAAAGTTTTCGTATTAAGGATAAAGAAATCAGAGATTTATTCTTGGATATTGCAACGGAAGAGTTATCTCATTTAGAAATGATTGCACAATTGATAAATTTATTAAATGGAGAGAATCCAAATGCTAACGAGGCAGATATTGGAAGTGTTGAGGCACATGTATTAACAGGATTAACCCCGATGCTGGCAAATGCATCTGGTTATTTGTGGACTGCAGCATATGTTAATGAAACAGGCGATCTTGCCGCTGATATTTTGTCTAATATAGCATCTGAACAGCGTGCAAAGGTTGTTTATCAAAATTTATATCGTCAAATAGATGACAGTGGTGTTAGGGAAACAATTGATTTCTTATTAAATCGTGAAGAAGCTCATAATACAATGTTTCGTCAGGCATTTAATAAGATTCAAGATTCTGCTGAATCACAAAAAGATTGGGGAGTCACAAGGGATTCCTTAATATATTTTGATTTATCAGATTTGGATGGTCAAAATTTTAATCCAAATGATGTACCACCAAGTTTTAATTTAGATAAGTTTTAGTCATGTAAGAACACTTTGAAAGGTGTTCTTTTTGTTATGAAATAAATTAAAAATCTAATCTTTTAATTCTTTGAGTCCTTTATAGTCTATAAATTTATAGCATACAGCAATATACATCATATGCTATAATTTATAAGAAGGGGAGATTTAGTATGGAAAGGCTAGATGAACTAGCAGAAATGCTCAACCGCGCTAAAAAAATTCTAGAAAGTGAAGGGAAGGATCTTGATAAAGCAATTAAGGAATTGAGAATGATCAGGGAGTCAATAGACGATATTAAAAATGAATTAATTTCGTACAGTAAAATTTAG